TTCCTGTGTTTGTTCTACGCACTGTCACTGTCGTACTACCAACAGAAAGAAATCTTGGTATTAGCATCTATTAGCTCCTTGTCTTTCTTCCTTTGGTCGCCTCTTTTGCAATAGGCTCTTTTACTGTATCACCGACATTACCGATAACAACTTTATTCTTACCATACGCTTTAGGGCTTATCACCATCCACTGTAGTTTATTTCTAAGTTGACCTGTCTCTATAAGAATATCTAATGGGTATCCTTCACGTCTTTTCTTAGCTATTGTTCTAGGTCTTAGTTCTGTGAAGTTACCTGCATCAATCTCTTGTTGTACTGTTTTACACAAGTTTAAAGCAAAGGCTCTTAGTCTATGCTGAAAGGCATTCTCTACACCACCTTTTGTATTCTTAACTCGCCCTAACAGCTCTTGGCCAAACAGGAAAGGAACAACTTTAGGTATTAGTATTGAAGCTCTAGCGATACTCTGAGTAAAGAATGGTCTTTTCTTATAACCACCTGCACCTGCTGCTTGTCTGTATTCATGCCACATGGCAATAACAGCAACAGGGAGGCCATGTCGTCTATCCTTTGGGTCTGCACCTTCATAAGTCTTATCGAAGTAGCCCCATCTTATTTTCTTTGTTCCAAAATCAACTAATCGCTTCTGTAACATATTTAATTCTGTGAGGTCTATCTTTACTTTATTTTTCCAAGATTGGCCTCTTTTAAGTTTTACAGCCATATCTCACCTCAAATAAGGAATGGATTCTCGGGGTCTAAAATAAGTTCTTTCTCATACGATGGAACACCATCTGTATATCCCATATAAAATGGTTTTTGTACAGCATCAGGGTCATTAGCTCTAGTAGCCATATCAGAACGACTTATGCCACCAGCAAAAGGTATTGCCGTGATAGAATCTATAGATGGATTTGTGATTGCTAATTTAACAGCATCAAGGTAGTTACGGAAGTAGTCGCTGCCGTACACTTCAATATCACCTGCACGTTCTCTTGTGTATCTTGAAAGGGCGAATAACAAAACAGTGAACAATTCTCTAGTTGCGCGTCTTTCGTTCTGTTCATTTTTAGTATAGTAATATGTGTAGGTAGCATCATTAAGTATCTCTACTGAATATATGTCTCCAACATTTAGGCGTAAGCGGTCTGTTACCGATGTTGCTGGACTATTCGTGTAAGCCATAATCTTTTACCTTTAGTTATGGCTTAACACTTGTTAGCCTGTTAATCTTCTATGTTCACTTCGTATTCTAGTAGTGCTTTGTAGGCTCTTGGGTCAATCTGTGACTTGTACTGTTCTGCTACTTGTTTAACCACATTTTCTTTATAAAACTTATAAGCTATAAATACCTCATTTACTGTTTTATAATACCCAATATGTTTCTTCTTGCTGTTTATGTCGTGGGCTTGCGCTCTGTAGCAATTACCTTGTTCATACCAGCAAACGCCTCTGGGTAAATCTCCCCTTTGTGACTTCCCATTTAACAGTATTCCATTTAGTTTATTAGGAATAAAAACACAAGTATCCTCGCTGTAGATTTTGTTACCTTTAACTAAAAGGTCTTTGTCTAAGTGCCAGTTACGGTCATCATCATCTTTACTATTAAACCCTATTTGCTCATTACACCATTTGTGGAAAAACGTGAATATTTTGAAGTTTTCTGATACTTCACAACCTAGATATGTTGGCCTTTTAATTAATATTTCGTCTGTACATCTGCGTAGCATATCTGTCCAAACTCTGTACTCAGAAGTCATTCTTGAATTAGTAGCTCTTGCCTTTATGCTGTTATCGTTAAAACCTAGTCCATATACTAAATTATTCATATACACCTCTTACACAAAAGATGTATTATACTACTGTTATATTTATCTTTCAATTATTATTTAATTATTAAAGAAGCCTCTTTCGAGGCTTCTGTCACCAACCTGTTAGGTAGATGAGTACAAACGCACAATACATTGTGGTCGAACAACGGCATTCAATACGTTAGATTCCGATTGAATGAGGATGCCCTCATCATGTGGGTCTAAGTATTGGTACATATACATCTCTTGACCCATAGTGTTCACATCGCTCAACTTCTCACTAGGAGCAGCAAAAGAACGGAACATATCGAAAGCACCTGTCGGAATTAATCGTGCTTCGCCAGCAGGAATCAACGCTGTACCGTCAACTAACTTACCACGATACTCAACAAACAACACGCCATTCCAATCAAATGTTTGTGTACCCATTGGTAGTTTACTAGACAAGCGATTACGCAAAGGCTCTGGAATAGAAGCATATTGGTTGTAAGCTGCAATCAACTTAGGGTGGTTTACCAAACTAGCGAAGAATGTTGGGTTACACAAAGCAACAAAACCAGTGATAGGGTCTAAACCTGTCAAGGCATTATCATAGATGTGATTAACACCTTCTGTGATTTTACCTTTGATGTCAGAAGTAGAAGTACCCCAAACCATGTCAATCTCTTTACGGGTTACACTAAATTCTGTGTAAAAATTAAGAGACATCGTTCCGTTGGGGCAGTACGCAGTACCATCTGTTAAAATCTGTGCGCGTTGAGTCTCGCGCAATTGCGCCCAACCTCTACGAATGTTCGCCATCTTACGCATAACTGCCTCTGCAACAGTTTCAGGAGTAATCTCTTTTCCATAGGCTGTGCGGCCTTTAACGTCCTTAGCTGTAACAACGTCATCTAGGTTGTAATGAGGAATACCCCAAGTTTTCTTAGAACGCTTATCATCACGACCATATTGGTTACGGACACCGCGAACCATATCTTTGATGATAGGGCTGTTAGTTTCAATTAAATCTACTGCCACAGAGTCGGTGATAACACCCTCTACTGCATTAGGGAAGATACCTAACTGATTAATAGTGTCCCATGTATTTGGCACTAAATTAATCTTTTCTGTTAAACTTTCCAAACCGTAGGCATCGTAGTAGCTACGAATGATATTCGCCATTATTTATTCTCCTTATTAACCAATAGTGGCAAATGTGCCAATCCGTTCTACAGCTAAAATACCCTTAGCTTCTAACTGGGCGTAAGCTGCATCTAATTCAGCTTGGGTATCAACAGATGCACCAAATACTAAACCTTGTTTCTTATACAAAGCATTACCACGAACAATGGCTACAACACTTGTGTTTGTAGTTGCTGCAATAGTTGACTTGTTGTAAGATGTTTGTGGAGTAATACCACCAACATAGATAGCTGCTGCTTTTTGGCTACCGTCTGTAGCTGTTGCTTCTACGCGCTTGTATTTAACTGTACCTGTAACAGCGATAGTGAATGTGTCACCAACTACGAAGTCTGTTGCGCCATCTGCCAAAGTGAATGCCAAGCCAGCAGCACTATAAGCTACTGCGACTGTGCCGTTACCTACAACATTACCACTTGGATTTACAACAACAAAATCACCTGCGTTAGAGGCAGCTTTTGAAATGCGTAAAGTGTAAGTGCCAATCTCTGCTGTACCACCAACAGTGATAGCCCCCATTGTACCGTTACCAGTGTTAGTACCTGCTGTAGCTGTTGCACTACCGCTTACAAGTGTTTTACCAAGTACAGTACCGATTTGGTACTCTACTTCACTACCTTCATAGACGGTAATAACATCACGGCAAAACGCTAACTCTGGTGCATACTCGTGTGCAATAACATCACTGTACCGAGTGCTTTCGTATCCTAATGAAGCCATATTTATCTCCTAGACTTATTTTACTTTTGTGAAAACTTTTGCAAATGCGTCATCAAGAGCGTTTGCTTCTTTAGAATCACCACCAGCGACTCCCTTTTCTTTTAATGACTCTTCTTCAAGAACCATATCCTTTTTAAAGGATTTAATAACAGTAGCGAATGAAACATCATCTAATGGAGATAATGATTTAAACAATTCTGCTGCTTCTTCTTTTGGCTTAACAGCCTCTAATTGTGCTAAACGTGCTGCTTGTACGTTAGCTAATTTCTCAGCCTTCATTACTTCAACCTCGTCCTTAGCTTTTTGTACGTCTGCTAATGCTAGTGCCAATGCACTGTCAGCAGCTTCTTTAGCTTTTTGCATCTCTGCTAATTGAACTTGAATAGCATTCAAATCCTCTTTAGCTTTTTGTACTTCCTTATCCACAGGAGTCTCCTTTTTACTTTGTTTTACTGGATTTTTGGATTTCTCAAGATAAGATTCAAACTTGCCTTGCGTACTCCTAATAGATAACAAGGAAGCAACATTCAAATCTTGAATAGTTTCTTTGCCATCTTTAACAGATTTTAAAATCTCAACAGAGTTGATAAAATCTTGTTTCTCTTTCTCACACTCTGCTTTATACTCTTCCCAAGACATTTCACTCTTTTCTTGTTCGGTCATATCAGCTTCATCTTTGAAGCCCAGAATTGCTGTTAACACCTCTGCTTCGTAGTTGTAGATATTAAAGAACTTCTCTAAGAAATCTTCAAAAGGTAGTGTCACTTTAACCATTGTAGCTTTTTCAATGTCAGCATCTAAAATGTCATCTACAGACTTCATTACTAGAGCCTCTGTATATCCCGATGCTGCACCACCTTGACTACGGTGAACCAAAGCAACGTGATGTGTGTCTTTATCGAATCGGTACTCATGTACTAAGCGTTTAGCTTTCTTTTGTTCTTTTTCATCACTCATTATCTAATTCCTGATAAACGGCTGTAGCACCAATGCTGACACCTTGTATTTCATTGTTCTTAACCATTGTCCACAATAGCTCACTATCTGTGTCGCCTTCTGGAAAGTGCCAATACTGCAACCAACTTCCTTTCTTAACTTCAATCCCTGTATCGGTAGTGAAGCCAGCAGGAGTAATGAACGATTGTTCAATCTTAGCTTTCTCTGTATTGATACGATGAAACAAGTTAGCCTTATTACACAAGGTATTAAAACTGATACAAGCTTTCTCAACACACTCTTCTGTGTTAGTATCGCCATGTTCATCAATTTCATTAGGTGCTAATACAACAAACATAGCTCTACGTTGTTCAATGTCTACTGCTTTAGTTACTTCAACAGTTGGCTCTACTTCTTTCAATGAACTACCATCTAAACCAAATGTGCTAGTAAGTAGTATAGCTAATTTATCAGCTAACACTTCCACCACACTTTTCTTTACATTACTTTGTGCCATTACGCTGCGTTCTCCACGTTAAGGTCTGAAGTGTTGTTAGTTGCCACCGTATTCTTACGAGTGCCTTCACCACTTGGAGACATAAACCCATCACCACTGCGAGAAGTAGCTGCACCTAATATGGTGTCTAGCTCCTCTTGTGTTGTGTTAGCATCTACTCTATACGGTAGGTCTACCATCTCAGCAATAGCATTAACATTGTCATAAGTTTTAGCAATAAGCCCTGTAGCTGCTAGACGTTGAATAGCTTTAGACATAACCTCTAAGTCAGCTTCTTCAATATCACCATAAACAAACTTAGGAAACTCCTCATCGTCCCAACCATTGCGTCTAAACAAGTCAGGGATTAAGTCTTGGTTTAGAACGTCTTGAATCTCTTGTAATCTTGACTCAATGGCCATAGATAACATATTTGTTTTACTGTCTGCTAAACTGAAACTGCCTACATTGTTTTTCCCAACTGTCAAGACATCACAATAGAGAGTTGTTAGGATTTTATCATCGTACCTGCGAATAGCTGCATCAATATATTGACTACCACTATTCTGAACAGACAACAAAGAGAACTTAAAATAAGGCATCTTTGTTTCAGGGTCATACATTAACGGTGTAATTAACCCCGCTTGTTCATTGTTGTGTAGATTAGTAATAATCTTTTGATACATTTGGTACACAGCTTTATCTGCTACACTAGCATCTTCTGCCATATACTTAGGGTGTAACTCTAAATGAGGAACACCACCCATATTACGGCTATAACCTACAGCTTCAATTTCTTCTAATTGTGTTCTGAACTTCCAAGCTGTGTAACAACCAACTAAAGGGCTTGTACCTTCAGGGTTATCTTTAGCTACGTCTGTACGAAACAACATAAAAGATTTACGAGGTATTTCAATCTTACCTTTGTACATCTCAGGACTGTAACGGGCAGCATTCAATGTTGATAATTGTTGTTCAACACCTACTAAATCTCTACCATCATCACTAAACTGCCAACGATATACGCTATCTTGTGCGCGAATAGGTAACTTACGAATACCCATCAATCCATCGTTTTATTTAGACCCTTGATTCTTATAGCGTCTACGGAACACTTTCTCGTTGACACAGAATCCAAAGGTGTATACACTCACCACTTCTTTAATGAAGCTGAACCACGAGTGTTCCATGTCATCCATACACTGTTCAACAAACTTAGCCTTAGCCATCTCTAGCTCAGTACCCCCTGTTGGGGCGACACTCCATTTAA